GAAAGAGTTTGTAGATCAGTTACTCCAGTTCCCTACCGCTAATGTCCATGATGACCTTGTGGACGCACTGGCGTATATCGATCAGATGGCTGTTACGAATTATCAACAGGACTATGACGACGAAGATTATGAACCATTAGATGTTATAAGCGGATATTGATATGGATGACTGGTTAAAATCATACTACAAGCTACAGAAAATGGACTGGTCGCCTACAAAACTTTCTGATAAAGAAGAAAAGCAATTCAGAGAGTGGATTACCGGTACAAAGTTGTTTAATAACTTAAAACCTATAATTGCTCAAGATTTAGAAAAACCCGTTGATAAACTCAGCAACAATGAAATTATTGATGAGATGCTGTCTTCTGGTGACTATGATTATCGTGGAGCTTGGAAGAAGGGTGTTACGGAAGAAATTAGCCCCTATGACAAAATGCCACATTGGTCCTCTAAAGCACCTGACACAGCTTGGAAAGAATTGTTTATGCAGCAGTACGGTCAAGATCCAGACGCTTTGGGCTTAGATACTTTAGATAAAGCAATACAGGCAGTTACCCAAAAAGAAGAAGTTGTTAATCCAATGTACAGAGACCCCTTTGGCGATACCACTAAGTAAGGAATAATATGGCAGAAAATATGGACATGAACGAAGGTACAAGTTGGGAAGAACCTACCGAAGCAGATAAAGAATTAACTGCTTTCGTGGTTCAACACTGCGATAGATGGCGTGATCATCGGGACGAGAACTACCTCGAAGACTGGAAAGAATACGAGCGTATTTTCCGTGGCATCTGGGCTGACGAAGACAAGACACGAGAGTCTGAGCGTAGCCGCCTAATCAGTCCTGCTACCCAGCAAGCGGTAGAAACCCGCCACGCTGAGATCATGGAAGCTATCTTTGGTAACGGTGAGTTCTTCGACATCAAAGATGATGTCCGTGACTACAACAACAATCCGATGGATGTTGAGGCACTGAAGATTCAGCTCAAAGAAGATTTAGAAAAGCATAAGATTCGTAAGTCGATTGACCAGATCGAATTGATGGCTGAGATTTACGGTACTGGTATCGGCGAGATTATCGTTAAGCAAGAGAAAGAGTTTGTTCCTGCAACGATGCCAATGCCGGGCATGGCTCAAGCAGCCTACGGCGTACAGGAGAAAGAATACTTCTGCGTCAAGGTTAATCCTGTCAATCCTAAGAACTTCCTCATTGACCCCAACGCTACCTCGATTGACGATGCGATGGGCTGCGCCATTGAGAAGTTTGTGTCGATTCATAAAGTAGTAGAAGGAATGGAAAAGGGTATCTATCGTAAGGTAGACATTGGACCTGCTGGCAACGATGATGACCTAGAAGTGACTCAAGAAGTCGTGCAATACCAAGACGACAAAGTCAAGCTCTTAACCTACTACGGATTAGTCCCTAGAGAGTACCTAGAGCAGTTAGAGAACGAAGGTGAAGAAGTAATCGACCTCTTCCCTGAAGACAGCACCGCTGACAGCTATAGCGACCTCGTAGAAGCTATTGTCGTTATCGCTAACGATGGACTCTTACTCAAGGCTGAGAAGAACCCCTACATGATGCAGGATCGCCCTGTATTGGCTTATCAGGACGACACTGTCCCTAATCGTTTCTGGGGTCGTGGTACTGTCGAAAAAGCCTATAATATGCAAAAGGCTATCGATGCTCAGTTGCGTAGCCACCTAGACAGCCTAGCGCTAACAACCGCACCGATGATTGCTATCGATGCTACTCGCTTACCTCGTGGTTCACGCTTTGAAGTTAAACCCGGTAAAGCCTTGTTGACGAATGGTAATCCGGCTGAGATCATGATGCCCTTTAAATTTGGTCAAACCAGTCCTGAGAACTTTGCTACCTCCAAAGAGTTTGAGCGTATGTTACTAATGGCAACCGGTACGCTAGATAGCCAAGGCGTAGTATCACAGGCTTCCAGAGACGCTTCTGGCGCTGGTATGTCAATGGCAATGGCTGGCATTATCAAGAAGTATAAGCGGACTCTGACGAACTTCCAAGAAGACTTCATGGTTCCGCTGATTAAGAAAGCAGCCTTCCGTTATATGCAATTTGACCCTGAGCGTTATCCATCGGTAGACATGAAGTTTATTCCAAGTGCTACTTTGGGTATTATGGCTCGTGAGTACGAACAACAGCAGCTTATTGGCTTGTTGCAGACCCTTGGACCTAATACTCCAGTACTGCCAATCATCCTTAAAGGCATTATTGGTAACTCTAGCCTGTCTAATAGGGCTGAATTGGAGCAAGCATTGACCCAAATGAGTCAACCAGACCCACAACAGGCTCAAATGCAGCAGATGGCGCTACAGATGGATATGCAACAGAAGCAAGCCACTACCCAGTCACTACAGGCTAGGGCGCAAAGAGACTCTGCAGAGGCTGCTAAGACGGTTGTAGAGACCCAATTAATGCCAGAAGAGCTTCGTGCTAAGGTAATTAGCTCACTTTCTACCAATATTGATGGTAAAAACCAAGAATCTGAGTTCACAAAGCGGGCAAAGATAGCAGAATTGATGCTCAAAGAAGCCGATATTAAGAATAAAGGCAAGATTGTTGAGCTACAGATGCAAAAACAACAAAAGATGTAGAAAACACTTGACTTTTTAGCAATTCTGTGGTAATATCAGCACAGTGTTGTTAAAAAGCAACACAGTTCCCATAAAAGGAGAAAACTGTGGACAAAAAGCTACAAAGATATTATGAGGACCGTTTCACAATGACGGCTACTCAAGGTTGGTTAGATTTAATGGAAGATGCACAGAATATGTTCAATTCCTTAAATAATGTATTACCAATCCAAACAGAGACAGATTTGCATTTAAAGCGAGGACAGCTGGATATTCTTCAGTGGCTCCTTAGTTTAAAAGCAGTATCAGAGCAAACCTACGAACAGCTCTTGTCGGGAGACACGGCGAATGAGTAGGAAGTTATATGACTTTAAATGCTCACAAGAACATATTACAGAGAGTTTTGTTGCGGATGAAACAACAACAATTCTCTGTGAATGTGGATTAGAAGCTAACCGAATTATTTCTCCTATAAGAATTAGTTTGGATGGAACTGATCCAGTTTTCGTATCTGCCTACGATAGATGGGCGAAAAGGCACGAAGACAAACAGAAGCAAGAAGCAAAGCAAAACGCCTGAGATACCTCGTAAGAGCCTCAGATTATTAATCCTAAAATCACTTGATTCGGTGACAGGAGACTTTAAATGGCAGCAAACTTTATCCAAGACGAAGAACTGTTTGAAAGCAATGAGCAGGAAATAGTACAAGATGTTACAACTCCAGAGGCATCATCAACCGATGCACAACCTGAAGTTAGACAAGTAGAACCAGCAGATGACTTACCTGAGAAGTATCGAGGTAAATCTGCATCAGAAATTGCAAAGATGCACCAAGAGGCTGAAAAGCTAATCGGTCGTCAAGCAAACGAGGTTCACGAAGTACGAAGTCTCGCAGACCAGCTTTTAAAACAACAACTCGAAGCTAGATCAAAAGAAGCAGCGCCTATTGAAGAATCGCTTGAAGAGGACTTTTTTGTAGACCCTAAACAGGCTGTAAACAGACAAGTTGAGAAGCACCCGGCTGTACTTGAAGCACGACAAGCCGCTTTAGAATTAAAGAAGATGAAGACTGCACAACAACTTGCAGCCAAGCATCCCGATTTTACCAACATTGCACAAGATGCTGGATTCCAAGATTGGGTTAAATCTTCTAAAGTTCGATTGGCATTGTTTGCTAAAGCAGATGGTGAGTTTGATTTTGATTCCGCTGATGAGTTACTAAGTACTTACAAAGAACTTAGACAAGTCAAGCAGCAGACTCAAGTTACTCAAACCGCTAATGTGGAAAGCAAAGCTCAAGAACAAGCTATGCGGGCTGCCTCAGTGGATGTTGGCGGTGCTGGAGAAAGTAGCAGGAAAGTATATCGTAGAGCAGACCTAATTAAATTGAAGCTAACCGACCCTAGTCGTTATGAAGCATTACAGGATGATATCCTAGCAGCATACGCCGAGGGACGAGTTAAGTAATTTTAGACTTAATAATTAACAAAGGAAATTAATCATGGCAGCAGTAACATACCCCGGCGGTAGTACATCTATCGTTAACAAAACAGCAGCAGACAAGTTTATTCCAGAGATTTGGAGTGACGAAGT